CGGTGTCCTTGATCGGACATGCTGCAGTGCAGCAAGTTGATCCACAGAAGGGGGGATGGAGCCCTCCTGTTCGTTCCTAAACGTCGTTTTCATCTCGACGGTATCCAACGAAGAATCGCCCGCACACCTAGGTGCCATGTACATACCAGTCCTCGGACATGGGTCACATGGGTTAAACCATAGGTTGTGTAGGTAATATCGCCGGTCCTTGTTCACTCGAACTGGATCGCCTTACTCTACGTCGACGCGCAACCACGCGCGTCTTCGCTCGCACCGCAACACGCCTCATCAAAGATGCTGATGGATCTCTATCCGTACAGCAGCTGGGGCCACGTTGCAGCACTATCGTCTATCCCAATAGACGACGACGCCTGTCACCTGAGCATTCAGGAGAGAGTCCCGCCTAACCCACAAAGGCTTCCCGATACGCGAATGCGCGTCGAGAAGGCACCACTTAAGGTGCTTCCCAGGGGAGGCCCATTCGCATCTTTCAGCGTTATGGGCCCATTCGGCCAGGACAGGTAGCAAAGGTTTGTGAAGCACGACGAAGATCCCGTTTCACCCGAGTTCTTCAACTGTGGACCCGTAGGTCTCATAAGTTGACTCGGGGTGGGAGCGCTTGACGCGATCAATCACACCTCTACCCAATCTCTACTTCACACTTAGTGTACGTTTCCGTACCAAAGTTAAAGGGCGTCGTCGTCGGCCTTCGACGACAGTGGTCTTCTCACTCACGGGTGACCAACCCGTTCAACGTTCCGCACTCACGCATACTCCCTAACCGACCGGGTAACCGGTCGGCCGTATGGCTCCGAAACCGAGAGCCGTTCGACCCACGCCGCCTTGAGCGGCAGGTCCTGGAGTGCAAGCAGACGTTCGGTAGATACCGGCGTCAGACTTGTTTGCGTTGCCTTTCGCAGAACTCGTTCATAATCGTCATCGTGACCTTCTTCGTCACGATCTACGTATTGGCCCAGGTAATCCTTCATCGACAGGAGTTCCATGGGATCGAGACCCTTTTCGATCGACCATTGGACCTTCCACCGTCGGTGCGTAGCCAATTGGCGACACCAGTCGCCATGCACAGCCGTACACAGCTTCCCCTCGCTCGTAGAACGAGGCTTGCACCAGGAAGCCGCAAGCGCTGTGGGCCGCGTTAGAACATACGCAGCCAGCTTACGCACAGGAGTCGTCACCATCTCCGCCGTCCGTCTTGTCAAGGGGAGTCCAACTCCCCCGAGGCATCGCGGTAGATACCAGTTACGCTTGGTCTTCGTCAGAACGTCCCAATTCCATTGGACGTACCGACTAATGACCGCGTCTGGGTCTGCCACGCCTCGAGACATCTCGACGACGTAGTGGCACGATTGACCACAGGACCACTGTCTCGTAAAGCCCTCACTCTCTTCCCCCCGAAGCATACGCATCGGGTCCGACTTCTCCGCGCGGACTGCTGAATTCATGAGCAGACCCAGGTGGAGGTACGGAAGCCTTGTAAAGGCGGGTATCATGCCGAAGAAGCCCCATTGTCTTCTTTCGTGGCGCAAGTAGAACTCACTGTTGATGCAGAACACGTCTTGATGGACGTAGTTCTTCCCGACAGAGAGCTCAAAGCCCACTACACTGACCCATTGGGGCCAGTCGGCATAATCACGGTCAGACGACGACATCACGTCGTCCCCGTTGATGAGGAGAGGCTGTTGACGAAAACGACCCTTCAACTCAGGGTCCAGGTACGCCCAGTTCACTGCTGCATTGAGAATGCAGAGGATCGGGAACGATACCGGACTCCCCATGAGTTGTCCATCTTCCTGTTCACCGCGGAGTTGTCCGTCGGTAAACATTGCGCGCCTGTTAGGCTCGTAAACGAGGTCGCCCAGCTGTGCTTGGGGCGGATCGCACCGCAGCTTAGATGACTGCATTTCGTGCGCTTCCTCGATAGGGATGATGGGATAGGAAAGGTCGTGACGTGTGAGACAATCACGTAGCAAAGGACGTTGCTCAAATGGAACCCCCATCCGCACATTGACCATGTCAAGTGCGTACTCTGACCAGTCTCGGTAGATAGAATCCGTGGCCCCCTTGTAGTCTCCACTCAAGAGGTAGCGCCAGGTCATCGCCGAGAAATCGCCATAAGCGTCCGGACCCTCACCAGGTCGGACCGGCCGTCCCGTCAACCTAAAGACGGGATGCCGTGGCAGATAACGGTACACGTTCTTGTTCCAGGTCTTAGCGAGCCAATACTTAAATGACTCGCCAGCTGTAACAGTCCGGAGCTTACAAGGCTCCAGAACGGCACACACAAGTGCCTGAACGCGTCCGCTGGACAGATCGAGTTGTGGTAACTCGATGGGGTAGCCGTAGACGGCTAGGACGCCGTTAACGGCGTCGTCTTCCATGTGGAGGAGGTGCTGGTTCGCCGGCGGCGGTGCCCACGCGGGATTCCCCAGATGTGAGTACTCGGAGGCTAACTTGACCATCTTATTGGCAAGTCTGTTCCATCTGAGCTCATCATCTCCCAGGATTTCCGCGCAGGCGCCCCCGGCGCCCCGTGTCCTCTCCCACGAGCTGTTGAACGAGGGTATGTACCTTTGAGTCCTGTAGGACTTCTTAGGGAACACATCCGCGACTATCAGTCGAATTGCTCTCTCGACTATAGCTTTCTTGGCATCAGTATCCGAGTCGTCGGATTCAGTGCGGACGGTGGTCAGCGTTTCAAAATGTGCCTGCATCTCCTTGACAATGAATGTCTCGGGGACTGGATCGAAGGCCCTCTTCGAATGAAGTAGGGTCTGCGCCAACGTCAGCGATCTTATTCGCCGACGATTAGCAGGAACACACCGGGCCGTGACGAGCCGCCGGAGAACACCCCCCACGAAGTACTCGTAGTCACACAGACTCGACTTCTTCTTCGGGAGAGGGTTGTCCAGCAGCCTAGCCATAGGCCACGCGCAAAACTGCTTAGCGATGCTCTCGAGTTCGCCATGCAGATCTAGCACCAGTAACCGGTCGATGTCCTCGTCCTTCGGGACCCATCCGTAACCCAACAGATCTAGTTGGACGTATGTGTCTAGGACGCGGGCGACCGCTTCAGTCCGGATTCCGTCAACGACGTTCCGAACTCCACGGTTTACTGTAACGCTATAATTGCGCTTGAAACGCTCCACCAGCGTTGGACTCAACTGCCTTGCCGATTCTTTTGTCGGCAGCCCCCGGATGAGGGGCACAGTTGAAGTGAGCGAGAAGACCTTCACTAACCGGTCTCGGCGCGTAATCACGCGCCGAACCATGGAAGCTTGTGGGTTCATTTCCA